CTTTGATAGTGGTTTTTGCATGTACTAATTCTAAAGGAATGTTATTAGTGTTATGCACAATAGGAAAATAAAATCTTTTGATGATTTTTTCTAAATTTGCAATATCTTTTCCTAATGCATCTAAGATAATATTATTATACGCAACATCAGTCACAAGGCTTTTTAACCAAATATGATGTTCATTGGTTGAATCAAATGATCTAGTGATCTCTCTAGTCTCATAATACAGTGCCTTTACAGGATTTAATGAACCTCGATATTTAGATTCGATTATCCTAAATCTAAAACTGTCACTATCTGTGTATAAATTGTTCATTACATTTAGATACTCGTTTCTAAGAGTCTCTTTAAGTTGTGTAATATTCTCTTTAACTTGAGAATAATACTCTTTTAAAAGTCTATTTGCAATCTTCTTGTACTTAGGAGGCAATTTATCAATATAAATTTTTTTAATTTCGTCTATGTCGTAAATGCCTTCTAATATCGTGTGTGGAATGGTATCGGTTCGATTAAATTTGTCTAATTCAGCCTGTATTCGCAAGACGTTGAAATCTATTATTTCTCCGTTGCTCATAGTATTATTTATTCTGAATGTATGTTTAGTATAGTAGTAAGTTTTTCAGTACCACCATTTTTATTTAAAGTAATGTGTGCTCCGTTGTGTAACGGCTTAGGCCAGGAACCTATATTTACCCAGGCGTATCCTGCACTTTCTCCGTTTAATTTTGGAGGTAAAAATTCTTCATCTACTACATATACAAAACTATAATAGTAAAAGTTTTTATCTTTACTTTGATAAACGTCTATTGGATTTAATTTTTGTAGTTCTGGCACATAACCAAGTTCTTCGTCTAGTTCTCTTATTATGCACTCATACGGTGTTTCGCCATTATCTATTAAGCCACCCCAAAATCCCCAAGTATGGTTAAACTTTTTATCTGAGTTTCGAAGTTGTAGCATACATCTACCTGTGCTCTTTGCTAAGAACACAACTCCTGCGGCTGTAGTGCTCATTATAGTGATAATCTCCAATACCCTGGTCGATATATTCCTTCATAACTGCTAATCCAATTATCGCCAGTCCATTTATACTGCTTACTAGTATATGTATTCGTTACATATTGCACAGTACCTATAGAACTGGAGTCAAAGGCAATATACCATTTTGTTCCATCGTATTGTATTATATCATTTTGATCTGCATCGATGCCCCAATTTGGCCATGCATCGGAATCTAATCTTTCAGTGATTAAATATCTCTGGCCTACTTGTGCATTTCCTAATATACCATCTCCTGGAAAGTTTGATCTAGGATCTAAAATTTTAGTAATTGGATCCATAGTGTTAGTAGGTAATGTGTCTGCATCGATATTAAAAATTAATTTAGTTTCGTCTAATGGATTAGCAGTAACTCTACCAGTTACAAAATTGCTGTCGCTATCAGTATCATTAGATATATTAATTTTAAGTTTACTGATATCTGATAATGCTCCTTGCATTTCAATTATGTCTGACCATTTTTGTCCGTTTTCTGCATTATCTAATAGTACTGCATTAGCACCATCAATTTGTACAAATAAATCATTTGGTGTAACAACTATTTCAGCAGTATCCGGTATAGTGCCAAAGAAATCGTTATAACTGCTATCAAATCCTAAGCTCTCTAAGTCACTTACTGAATGTACATCTGCTATAATTTGTTGTATAATACTTTGTCGCTTGACTTTTGCAGGCGGACTAATCCAAATAGGTACTGCAAATGTTAATGTTGAAATATCTAAACTTTCGTCTACACCTGCAGGAATACTTCTGCTACTCCAATTAATATCAGTTAGTTCAACTTCAAATACACTGGTCCAATCTAGAGGATTATCATTTTGTTGAAGTTGCAAACTTGGATTAAACAATACAAAAATTTGTTCTAAAATCTGTAATTTAGTATCGGTGTTAGTAGTCCATAGATCTAATTGTACTGTAAGATTATATGGAACTGGCATGTATCTTTGTGCAGTATAAAGATTTCCTTGATTACTAGTATACTGACCAGTATCTCTATTAAATTCTCTTTCAGCAACTTGCTGGGTATCAACAAGATATGGTTCGTGCGTTCTATCTCTTGCAACCTGTAAACTTTGAATCGTTACACTGAGGAACGGCGCACTGTTAATAACATTTTCTGAATTGTTACGCAAAATACTTGCAACCATTCTTTGAGCATCGCCATATCTAGCAGGAACACGATTATACTTTACACCGTTACTAGTGTTTTCTGCAACTTTAAAATTTGAAAAGACACGGATAATCTGAATAAGATAACGTTTTATCTGTTCATCATACCAATAATCTAAATTCTTGCCTGCCATTAGTTATCTGTCCTTGGTTTTACAACTTTACTTAAATTAACCTTTTCAGGAGCAGTTGTACCATCTGTATTTGTTACAAGATTATCATTATTAATAAATCCTGTGAGTATTCTGTTTGCCGCCGCCCATGCATTTTTATTATCTGTACTAACAACTCTCCACCTAGTTCCATCTTTTTGGAATAATCTATTTGGGCTAAAATCAGTTCTTAAGAAATAGTCGCCGTTATTAGTGCCGCTAACAGGAAAACTTTCGCCACTGCCTACAAGACTAATACCATTAGGCGGTAAACCACCATCGCCAGCATAACTGACAACTGGTTTATCAGGTACAGTTTCATCAACATAAAGATGTGCCATATTTCTATATTGAGGATCATATGGTACATCGTTTTCTGCTTGTTCTAATATCTTATCATTAATTGTTATTTCGTCTGCGTATGTACTAATAAGATTTCTAAGATCGCCTTCTTCTTCACCGGTACCAAGTATATCTCTGTATTCTTGACTATCTGTAATTGGTCCTAGTTTTACACGCCATAAATGCGGCCACCAACGTGGATCATATCCTTCTGCTGGTCTGCTACCATCTGTTACTACATAAAATCTGTTTATTGCTTCATCACTGCCAAGTAACAAGTCGTCTCTCAAATGAGGTAACTCTAATACATCACCTGGCATAAGTTTACGACCTATTGCTTCTACCATACTTTCAATATGAAAGTTCATAAACAACTGGTCATTTGCTAAGAACATGCCAAACTGTGTTAAGTCAAACGAATCATTGTCACCTAAGTTATACTGTCCGCGTAATTCGTATATATCTTTTGAATATTTTCTATCTCTATTTTCTAAAAATAGTAAATCTTGAATATAAGTTTCACCAAGGCCTGAACCACCCGGTCTTGTAGGGTCATTCGTTGCATCTGTATCTTGAACACCTATATATTTGTGTATATTAACACCTGTACCACCCGCATAGATATGTTCTCCAACTACTCTATCTATAAAGTTGAAGTCATTTGTTTTTACTGGATTCCATAAACTTAATCTTGGCATAACACTATTTATCGCTTTTTACAATGGTGAACACATGTTATGCAATGACTAACATCGTCTTCTAATTGTCCTGCCATAGCATCAGGCATTATTGTTTGAAACATTTTGTGATTTAATACATCATATATAGTATTAGTTTCGTTTACTATTAGGTCGTTCTTGTAAGGATCAAACATTTCGTGTAATTGTTCATCTCCCATAATATACTTTGATGCAATATAACAACAAGGCATAATCATACCGTTTGAATCTAAAAAAATTTCTTGTCGATCTTCATCTCGAGTTACTTCGCACGATATTTCAATGTTTTTATCTCTTAAATTCTTCCAATTATCTTTGTTATAAAAACTTCTTGGTGTTAAATCTTTAGCATATACTTCTGGCACATGGTCACTTACTAAATTGTAGTCTTCTGCATTGTAAGGTAATATTTCGTATGCCAATACAGCAGTGTTGTCATCTACTTTATTATATACTGGTAATGTTTTAATAGACTTTTTAAATCCAGTGTCAGCAGTTAAATTATCTATATCTTCAAATCCGTACGGTTCTCGGACTAACAGTTGTATATTTTTCTTCCTACAAAAACTTTCTACAATAGGTAAATCATTTAAATTGTGTTTAAATTTGTTAAATTCCCATATAGATCTTGCTCCTGTTGAGATATATGCAAGTAAGTTGGCATACAATTTATTCCATTTAACATTTTTTCTATAAATGTGGTTAGTGTCCTCCCAGCCATCTATACTCCAAATAACTACACCATTTGTGCCATTAAATAAGTCTCCTACTTTATGCCAAAACTTTGTGTTTCTTGCTCCGCCGTTTGTTCTAATATCTATTCTAGTTTTAGGATTACATTGTAGTATAAACTCTAATACTTCAAATAAATCTTGTGCTGAGCTAGGATCTCCTTTTGTGCCACAAAAATTCCACCAATGTATTTGACTGCAAAAGTCTTTACCTAGTAATTTAAAGTATTCTAAACTAAGTTCTTGATTTTTTACATAAGGCTTTACTAACCCACCGCCAAAACTTCTCGGACATGCAGGACATTCTGCGTTACATCTATCTGTGATTTCTACGTGAATACTATTGATGTGTTTTTTGTACATGTTGATATTTATCGTAAAATCTTTAACACTATAGTTAACTCCGATAAATATTTAAACTGGAGAGGTGGCTGAGTGGTCGAAAGCGGCACCCTGCTAAGGTGTTATACGGGCAACTGTATCGAGGGTTCGAATCCCTCCCTCTCCGCCAGAACACACATACTAAGAGGAAGTTATGGGAAATAAAAGAGATTACACACCTGAGCAAGTGAGGAAACTGCAAGGATCAGTTAAAATAGAGCATACATTAGCAAAAAATGGTGCAAAACGACTTAGAGAACTGTTTGAAACAGAACCTTATATAAATACTTTTGGAGCATATAACGGACA